CCTCGATGGCCAGCATCAACTGGTACCGCAACAAGCTGCGTGGCGACGGCGAGAACGTCCCGACGGCTCGCGAGCTGAAGGCGGAAGCCAAGGCCGAGCAGAAGGCCGCGAAGGAAGCTGCCAAGGCGGAAGCCAAGGCTGCGAAGGACGCCGAGAAGGCTGCCAAGGCGGAAGCCAAGGCCGCTGAGAAGGCCGAGAAGAAGCGCCTCGCTGACGAAGCCAAGGCGAAGGCCAAGGCCGAGAAGGAAGCTGCCAAGGCGGAAGCCGAAGCTGCCGAGACCGACGGTGACGGCGGCGATGGCAAGGGCCAGGACTTCCTCGAGTAACTCGCAGGAAGTGATGGTTCACGGGGTAACCCGAGAGCTGTAAGATTGAGGGGTGTGCTGAGAAGCACGCCCCTCTTCTTTTATACGACCCAGGAGGTCTGCCATGGCTATCAGATTCGCGCGCTGCTACTTCGTTCGAGGCGGAGCGCCAAACTACTGGAAGCACAAGTACGAGATAACTGACCCACCTACCAGCGGCTATGGCCATGTGGCCATCATTCCGGGTGAGAAGCGATCCACTATCCTGTGCCCATTCACGCTCGAGGCCTACCAGGTCAGCAACAAGAGTGGCGAGCTCCATTCAGCTGTTGACGTTGAGGTGACACCTGAGCGACTGGCCCACTTCATCAACCAAGCGTGGGAGCAATGTGTCAATTTAGGCTTCCAGCGAGATTTTGGCATCGCTGCGATGGTACTGACCGAGCTCGGCCAGCCGGTGCCAAAGTTCATCCCACCACCTCCTGACCCGACGAAGGGTGAAGAGTCCAAGCGCGGCGGCAAGCCCATTGACGAGGAGCGCCTTCGTCCATGCCGTCCTACCAGCAAGCGCGGTGAAGTCGCGGCGTTCTTCATGCAGGACGACCCGCAGTCTCTGCATGAAGCCATGGCACGACTCGGGCTTACTCGGTCGGGTGTGCTGTCTCACCTGTTCACCTTGAACCGAGACCACGGCGTCGGCTATGAGCTGGTGAGTGACTGCGCCCGCCTGCTGGTGCCTGAAGGCTTCGACCTGTTCGCCTATGTGGAGCCCGAGAAGCCGGCGAAGGCTGAGAAGCCCGTCAAGCTGAATGACGACGGCACTCCCTATGAGCCGAAGAAGCGGACCTCCGGCAAACCCATCAATGAAGCGGCTCTCTCGCCGATTCCCGAGCCCGGTAAACGTGCCGCGGTGGCGAGGCTCTTCATCAACGGCTGGCATTCCATCGCCGAGGCCATGGCAACCCTCGACCTGAACCGCTCGGCAGTTCTGTCCCACCTGTTCACTATCAATAAGGAGAACGGCTTGGGGTATGAGCTGAGTGAGGACAGTACCAGTGCTCGCCTGCTAGTGCCTGAAGGGCATGTCGCTTTCGGGCCCAAGGTGTCGCGAGCCAAGCGGGAGGCGTGATGGCCCGACGAACTCAAGCCGAAGTCGCGAGCTCCGTGCTCGCGGCAGCAGGCATTCCCTACACCGTCCACATAGGGCGGAAACACGTCAAGGTCAAATGGGAGCTTGAGGGTAGACGGTTCTCCTACTCCTGCGCAAAGACGCCGGGCGACTGGCGCGCATTGGAGAACTGTCGTTGCGAGGTCCGACGAATTCTGCGGGCCTCGGGTATAGAGGCGTGACGGTTCCACCGTGGCCGACTTGGTGGCTCGAGAGGGCGCCTGTTCACGTCAAGATGTAGTTCCTGTTTAGACAATCGAGGAAACAAAAATGGATGACACTCTGGACCTGAGCTCGCGGGAAGCATTCGCTGCTGCCCTCGTCGCTCGCATGCTCGGCAAGGTTGAGCAGTTCAATGCTGACGTGGTGGGCTTGCCTATCCCGCAGACGCCGACTGTGCTTTCGGCCGAACGACACAACTGGGCCATCACTGCCCTGAAGGAAGAGCTCGACGAGTTCACTGCTGCCGTGCATGAAGGTGATGTGCTCGAGGCGGCGGATGCTCTCATCGACCTGACTTACTTCGCCCTCGGCCGTCTCGTCGAGATGGGTGTTCCGGCGCAAGCGGTATTCGACGGCGTGCAGCACGCCAACATGGCCAAGCAGAAGGGTGAGCTGTCCAAGCGTCCCGGCAGTCTCGGTCATGACGCCATCAAGCCGGAAGGTTGGATGCCTCCTGACCACGGCTTCCTGCTGTGCTTCAACATCTCGGACGTGGTGGAGCTTCAGCATCTGCGCCAACAGGAAGCAACCCGTGAGAGCATCAGCCCGGTGTGGCTGGAGCTTCAGGAATTGCGCGAAGCCAAGGGGCAGGACTACAACGATGTGCCTGGCGGGCGTGATGCCTATTTCCCCTTCGGGCATTTGTCCTATGCTCACATGATCCACACCAAGAACCTCCGCCTGCAGTCGCTGCTCGGCGCCATGCAGAAGGGTCGTCCTGTCAACTTCGAGGGCATCTATGACACGGTGAAGGACCTCGTGAACTATGGCACCTATTATGCCGAAGCCATCCGTGACGGTCGTCTGGAGGACAAGGCATGATTCCTTTCTTCGACGCTTATGGGGCAATCCTGACCTGGGTCTTCGAGGGCCAGGTTGAGACCAACGAACGCACCAAGGTTCGCGTGCGTGTGGGTCGTGGCGGTACATCTTTCCGTGTGGACCTGTCGGATGGCATGCTCCCCACGGTAGGCTTCCGCAAGACCTTCCCGAAGTCGGCGGCAGCCGAGGTCGCATGGTACCTGCAGGGCACACAGGATGCTTCCTTCATCCGCAAGTATGCTCCACTGTGGGACAAGTTCGTTGAAGAGATTCCTTTCGACTTGGACGGTCCTCCATTCGGCGGCAGCGATCCTGTGCCAGAGAGTCTGCGCTATCGCAAGGAAGTCATACCTGGCACAGCTCGCATGGCAGCTGGTGAGCCCTTTTTCGATGGGGTGAAAGCAGCATACGGCTATCGCTGGCGTCGTCACTTCGGTCGGGACCAGATTCGGCTGGCTATCGAAGCCCTGCGCAAGGACTCGAGCGACCGCCGTTGCTTCGTGTCCGCCTGGGACCCGTCTGAAGATGGACTGGGCGAGCTCGGCCAGCGGAACGTTCCTTGCCCCGCTGCCTTCACCTTCAGCGCGCTGAACGGGGAACTCCACTCCTCCCTTATGCTCCGCAGCTCGGACGTATTCGTCGGTCTGCCGTATGACGTCATGGGCCATGCGCTCCTGATGGACGCAGTAGCGGCGGAGTTGCGCATCAAGCCCGGTGTCATGCACGTGACGCTTGCCCATGCTCACCTGTATGAATTCCACTGGCAGATGACCATGGAGGCTTTGCACCAGGAGCCTGTTCTGCCGAAGCTGCAGCTCCCGGGTTGGAGCGTGTCGCAGATTGAACGTGACCCTGACGACTACGTTCTGCGGTTCGCAGAGGAGGCCAAACGGCTGACCTGGCCTGCCTTTAATCCGAAACCGGAAGTGGTGGAGTAGACCATGGAACTGCCCATCAAACGCACCCAGGAAGATTGGGACCGGTTCTTCCTGCGGTTCGCCCAGGATGTCGCCGGTATGTCCAAGGACCCTGACCGTCAGGTGGGCGCTGTGCTCGTCACGCCAGACCGGCGGCAGATGTCAATCGGCTTCAATGGGTTCCCTCCTGAAGTCGAGGACCTGCCGTCACTCCTGGCCGACCGCGACTTCAAGCTGGAGAACATGGTCCATGCAGAGGACAACTGTTTGCGGCAGGCCCCGTTCCCGCCGGAAGGTTGCACCCTGTATGTGACCAGGTTTCCGTGCTGCCCCTGCGCCGCCAAGCTGCGCGATGCAGGAGTGGCTCGGATTGTCGGGCCTGGACCTGACCTGACTCATCCTCGTTGGGGTAAGTCGTGGGCAGTGTCGCAAGCCATATTCGCCCTCAAGGGCATCCTAGTTTCGGAGGTAGACCAATGAGACTACTCCTTGCAGTATCCGCCGATGGCTTCCTTGCCAAAGGCCCAGACGATGACATGCGCTGGACTGGCCCTGTCGACAAGGCCATCTTCCGCTTGCTCACGCTGTCCAACGGGAACGACGTGCTCCTCGCCGGCTCCCGCACCTTTGACCAGATGCCGAAGCTTCCAGGTCGCCAGATGGAACGCCTGTCTCGTGACGGTATGACTCTGGAGATGGCGGCAGGTCGCTGGCCTGATGCTTGGCTCATCGGCGGGCCGACTGTCGCCGTTGAAGCCTTGAAGCTCGGGCTGGTCAGTCGCGCCTTCATGTGCATCTCACCTGTTGAGCTTGGTGACGGTATCGATGCGCAAGAGCTGTCCCGCTATCTGCCGCACACTGATTCAGAGTTCACCATTAAAGTGGGCGATGTTCGCGTGCGGGTCTTCACGGAGGATCAAACGTGGCCCGGGAGGTAAGACTGTGGGAGTGGCTTCGTGACAACCTGCGAGGCACGGAAGGACTCCACATGCGTCGGGTCGAGAACATGGTTGGTGATGGCGATCCGGACGTCGACGGATGTTGGAAGGGTCGCTACTTCGAGCTGGAACTTAAGGGATGCGATCGGCCAGCAAAAGACGGCTCCCTGAACTTCGACGTCCGACAGTCACAGGTGATATGGCATAGACGGCGTTGGAAGTGCGGCGGCAACATCTGGCTTTATATCCGCGTGGGCAAGGGGCGTGATGTGCGGCGGTATCTCGTGCCGGGTAACCTGACCGGGCAAGTCAAGGAGGGCATGACCGAGGCAGACCTGGCCCGTGTCTCGGTCCTCCCGCCAGGACACTCGGCGGCAGAGCTTCTCGAGCAAGCCGTCGACTCCTCTCAAGTTCGACCCCAATAGAATCAAGCGCTTAGGGGCCTCGGAGACAATCCGAGGCCCTTTTTCTATCTTTTTGAGAAAAAAGTTGTTCAGAGGGGCTCCCAGCGATCGAATTGCCCCATATAATAGACCCATACCAACGAACAACTGAGGACAAATCATGACTACTAAGAACATCACCATCATCAAGCAAGCTCGTGTGAATGTGCCTGCTGAAGAGCAAGTCGACGGCACGATTGCTTTCCAACTTTGCGTCTTTCAATACTCCTTGTGGGGCCGTGAGATGAGTTCAACTCTCGATACTCGTATCATGAAAGATGGTCGTCAATTTGTGATTGAAGGGGACGGCTGCATCCCGACGGGGTTTGAGCTCAATTGAGCTCAATACCCTCCTTGAGAAAATAATTTTCCACAAGGGGCTCCCATTTGATGGGACACCCCTTATAATGGACCTACACCAACAAACTGAGGACACCAACATGAACTACGAAGTGAAATTTGACGGCACCAAGAAGACCGCTGGCAGCTTGACAGAAGCTTCCAAGATGTTCCGCGACTGGATTGACTTGAACGACTTCGGTGCCTCGAACCTCAAGGCCTCCGATGGTCACCTCTTCAAGGACGGCAAGCGCATCGGCTTCATCTCCTATAATGGCCGTGTGTGGGAAGGCGATCCACGCAAGTGGAACTCCTCCACCAAAGAGATGTTCGACAAGGCGTAACGCCATCATTGTGAAAAATAGTGGGAATGTTGGCCCATAGGGGGCTCCCAATCCCAATCATCCATGTATAATGGAACCCATGACGCGACGCAATGCGTTTTTGACCGACTCAACCAACTAGGAGCACTACCATGAAGCTGACCAACGAATCCGCCATCGCTGACATCGCCGCCCGTTACAACGAACTGAACGGCACCAACACAGACGCCAAGACTCTCGCCAAGCGAGGGAAGGCCAAGCTGCTGGCCAAAATCGAAGAGCTCGAAGCAGTTGAAGCCGAGCGCAAGGCAGCTGAGGAAGCAGCACGTAAGGCGGCAGAGAAAGCCACTGCCAAGAAGGAACCCAAAGCCAAGAAGGAGCCGAAGCCGAAGAAGGAGAAAGGCCCCGTCATCCGCCACGAAGCCGAGAAGCTGTTGCTCGAGGTGGTGAAGCACGACGAGGACGGCCGTCCCTATGGCCACTCCTACGAATACATCCTCTCGACGCTGCTCACACAGTTCGTCGGGGCCAAGACCACTGTGGCTTGCCTTCGTTGGTACGCCGTCCACATGCGCGAGCGTGGTGAGCGTGTCCCGAACCGCCCTCGCGCCAACCCCAAAGCCGAGTGAGGCAAGCATGAACGAGATGCACACCTACATCGCAGGGAGCCCTTATCATGAGGGCTCCAAGGAGCGAATCCAAACCCTTCTGCTCGAGGAGGAGCTCAAGCTTGTCCGCGAACCGAAGAACCTGCACGACCGCAACGCCGTGGCCGTGCACGACGACAAGGGGCTCAAGCTTGGCTATGTGCCTCGTGCTGATGCGCCGACAGTGGCAAAGGTGCTCGACCGCGGTTTGCCCTCGTGTGCCTTCTATCGTGGCGCACCGCACTCCACATCCATAATGATTTATTGGGAGGTCTGACATGAGCAGACATGATGACGAAGAAGAGGGCTTCACGCCCGACGAGCTGATTGCCATGCTGACAGGTCGTTGCGCGCATGAAGTCCAGCGAGACCGCGTTATGGGCCTCCTAGGCCTTGCTGCTACTGAGGCAGGCGGTAAGCTGGTCCTGTCGCTCGAGAAGCTGAAGAAGATGAATGGCCTTGCAGTCGCCATCCACTTCAATGAGGAGGCGGGTACGGCCACGGTGGAGGTTCTTGAGGCTCCCGCCAAAGCCGCAGACGTGCCCAAGCCGACGCATACCTCCACTGAAACCCGTCACTGACAAGGAGATTCCCATGTTCTACGACACCCGCACTCATAGCTTCACCGGACTGTTCTACGCCATCATCGTCGTTGGTCTGTTGCTGGTGGGCTTGCTGTTCGTGAGGCAGGTCGCCGAGGTTCTTGACCGCCCGCAAGTGTGGGTGTCCCACTCTACCGGTGAGTGTGTCGAGGTCAAAGACTTCAAGGCGGAACACGAGGGCCGAGAGTCTGAGTGGTCCTGCGACAACCTGCCGCAGAGGTATGAGCACGTCTGGGTCCACTGACGGCTCGCCCGGCCTGACGGCTATGCCATGATGCCTCCTGTGCTCAATGCTTAGGAGGCATCTTCATGCGCGACTATAACCAGCATCTTGACGGCGACGAGGACGGTCTCGGCGCCGCTCGTGGTTGTTTGTGGGCACTTCTGCTCAGTGCGGTACTGTGGGGAGCCGCGATCGGCGTGTGCTGCCTCTGGTTCTCGAGCCCGGATGCCGATTCTGAGCCACCCAGGCCGGTCGAGTCGTCCGAGGTAGCTTAGGCCCTGGGCCATAGCTACGTGACACTGACCGAGCGTCCTGACGTCCGTCAGAATATGAAAAAGTCGCCACCCGAAGGTGGCGACTACAGTATACGGCGGGCGAAGGAGGAAGAACTCCCGCCGTTTGCTGCGGGGTTATCGGCTGAACAGTTCCTTCAGCCCTAGCCACAGGGCGGCGGCAAGGCCTGAGACGGCAATACCTACCAGCGTGAGCATGCCCTTTGACTTGATGCTCTCGGTCGTGCTGCGCCATTCGCGCAAGTGCTGGAAGTCCTTCTGGACTTCAATGGGATCATCAACCTTGACCCCCAGCATGAGGAAGGTCTCACGGACCGCCTCACGAATAATGGTTCTCGCCTCGTCAGGCGTCAAGTTCTGTAGCTGCTTTTCTGGTCCGCTGCTGTCGCGCTCGCTCATCACTTAGTGCCCTCCGGTTCAACCGCCGGCTGGCGGGTCCTACGATAGAAGTCGAGTTGGTAGCTCGCCTCCCGTGCCCAGCGGATCATCTCCGCCACATTCCTCGACAGCGCCTCATAACCTCTCGAGGGGAGGGCGAAGTAAGCCTCGCCGTCCACCTCCACCACCCGCCAGGTCACTGCTTCCAGCTGAACCGGGTCAGGGTTTGGCAGAATCGGTGCCGGTGGCTGGCGTTGCTCCTGCGGCGGCTGGACCTTGGGTGGATTGCTCGAGCAGGCTGAAAGCACGAGCAGTGCCATCATTAGCGCGACGCTCGATAAGACCCGGCTTGCGCTTCGCGAGCGCCCCCAAGTCATGGGTTGATAAGACATGTTTCAGCTCCCTAGCGTAAGTGCCAGCCTCGCGCTGGGCAGTTGTGTTGTCTTCCAGGGCTTGAGCCTGGACTTCTGCGGCACGCTCCCAACGGTCGATCGACCGCTCATAAGCGTCCGCCCTGGACTTCTCCCTTGCCACGTCCTCGGTAAGCGTCGCGACTTGGGCAGAGAGCTGAGCCTTGGAATCGACAAGGCCGGCATAGTGGCGATATGATAACGCAATCGCCACAGTCACGCCAACCCCGATAACAGCCCAGACCCCTATCTTGCTCGTGAGTGTCATGCTCCTCTCCTCAAGGGTACAAGCTGGCGGGCAGCTCGAAGTGAGGGCCGTCGAGGAAGGCCTTCAAGCCATTTGCCCTGCGGCGTGCGACGTATGCCGCGACCTCATCTTCCAGGTCATCGGCGGCGAGGTCGGCCAGCGTCTTGTCCCAGACTCCGCCCCAACGGATGGGAACCTGCAGCTCGACGCTTGCCCGACGAACCGCATCGGCGACACGGTAGCAGAGGGACCAGTCCCACCGCAGTTCGAGCCGGCCGTCACCGTCGAAGTCAATCATGGGCACCAGGTCGACCGCGTGGCCGTACCCGTCAGCGCCGACGATGTGGCGGGAGTTCATGGTCTGACTGGCTCCCTGGGCGACAAGCTTGGTCTGGCGTTCACGCGTGCGCAAACCTTCAAAGACCTGGAAGTCGACTGAAGTCAGTTCGATGGAGCGCTCCACCACGTTCACGAGATGCTTGTGCACCCCACGCAGGTTGGTGCGCGACTTCATTCCCAGTACAAAAGACGTCATGGTGCGTCCTCCACTTTAGCAGATGCTCCTGGACCCGGAGCGGGTTTTGTTGCCGGCCTGGCAGCAACTGCCGGTCCCTTTATCTTGGCGATGCTCACGTCTTCCCAGGTCGCGCCGAACACATACGAGCCGACGATGCCAAGCAAGACGATGAAGCTCATCGTCACGGCCGTGTCAGCCGGCCCAGAAGAGAGGTCCTTCCAAAGCACGTACGCCACAGTCCACATGCAGAAAGCCGCCACCGTGAACATGAAGCGGCGGCGAATCCGCCAGCTCGACGCTGGGTCCGGATTGCGGCACTTGTCCCCCTCGTCCACGGCGGCACCTCTCAGATTGCTATGCCAGCGGACCAGCCGCCAGCCTTGAACGCCGACAGAACTTCCTCGTCCTCGACGTACGCCACCCATCCGATGCGCGGCATAGCAGAGACCCAGCTTGCGCCGTCCCAGACCACGACTCGATTGTCAAGCCCGAGCCAACCATCGGAAGCCCCTACTGCGACGATGTAGCTGTCGCCTGCGGCAGGGCTACCTGGCGGTGATGTGAGGTCGCGATCCTTTACACTGAGATGGAAGCCGAAGCGACCGAGCCGCAGCATATTGGCATCCATTCCAACGTTCCAACCGTTCTCGCCGTACCCCCAGCCGTATTGCAGGCCCGACCTGTTTTCGCTTTGTGATGGCATAGTATTCTCCTAGTTATTAAAGCTCGCTACCGTACCGGTCCCGGAGATATTCTGTAAGGCACTGGACCTCGGTAGGAGTAAGCACCCTATCAAAAAGTGCTACCTCGTAAATCTTGCCAGTGAACGAGGAGCCGAGTAGCGGGGGCTGCACTGCCCACCGAGCCACTGGCCCGTCCGCGACGCGACGCTGGCCCGTCCAGTACAGCGACGGGACCGCGGTGCCGGCCTTCGATCCGACGTACCCGTACACCCTGTCCGGGTCCAGGTCCGCCGTCAGGAAGGTTGCCGTCGTTCCCGCCGGGCTGACGGACAGCGAGATGCTCAGGCCGTCGCCGCGGAACCCGAAGGCCGCGCGTCCGTTGTAGAATACTCCGGCTGTCGAGCGGTGTGCGTGGTTGTCGCTCTGCATGACCAGCAGCAGGGTGTGGTTCGCCGAGGTATTGTCCGTAAAGGCCGAGCCGCCGATGGACAGGCCGTTGGCTCCGCCGAACTCCACGAACGGCTTGCCGCCGATGCCGTCCTCGCGGAAGGTCGGCGGTGTGCCCGTCGGGGTGGCGGTGTGCCCGTTGCCCGTCGCGTCCGGCCACGAGGTCACTGGGTCGCCGCCTCCCAGGGCTAGGTCGTCCGCGCGGTAGTGCAGGAACGTGCCGCCCAGGTCAGCAGGGGACTTGGCTGGGAACCATTTACCCATAAGATAGCGTTCAACTGCGCGCAGCTCATTGTCTGAGAGCACGCGATTGTAGACTACTATCTCACCCACCAAACCATTAAGGGCAAAGGCTGGATTGCCAGAGTCATCCTCGCGAGCACCGACACGCACATTGACTGTGTTGGCAGGCAATACTAGCGCAGGGTTAGTTGGCGTGGCAGATAGCACGTCGTGCATCTCGGCCCGCAAGGTGCTGGGCAAACCACTATCCGTTGCTGGGTGCAATGTCGTGATGACCTGCGGCACTGAAGCACGGTTTTCAGTGGGCTGGATAGAAACACCGCCATGCCCGTAATAGCTTGCCCTGGCGCCGGGTTGCTGTAGAGCTTGAAAACCAATAAGGGATTGAGAGCGCCAAGCGTACACCGAACCAGTAAAGGGTGTTTCGCCTAGTAGAGCCACATAGAGAATAGTCTGCCCAGTATTTGCTGCTGCTTGCAATACAGCATGGTTACCAATAAGGCTTTGCGTTGGGCTAGCTGAAGCGAAAGACACTGTGGGCCTACCCAAGAACTCGGGTGTGCTTGCCTTGAATGTTGGCCTTTGACCTGAGGTGGGCTGAGTAAAGTCGTGCCCCAGGCCGCTCTTATCTTCCCAGGTTGTTACGGGCGCACCATCCGACAGTGAGCCAAGCTCTTCAGAATCAAGCCACAGAATGCACCCGGCAAGCTGTGTCGGGTCAACAATACTACCCTCAATATACGTAATGCTGACTTCAGCTGAAATTGCTTCATTGGGGCCATCTACAGCTGAAACCCGGTAATAGTAAGTCTGCAAGCCTACCAGGCCGTCGTCGTCCAGGTAAGTCTCATCAGTTGGCCCAAGTTCTGCCAAGGGCTCGGGCAAGTCCATTGGGTCCATCGGAGCAGTGTCGCGGTAGACCCTTTGTGCGGTGGCCGCAGCCGCAAGAGCATCCCAGTTTAGTCGTAGTGGCATTGTTCTGGGCTCCTTAAACCTGCGTCACAGTGAGATTAGCCGGCGGCACCAAGCCACTGACATCGTGAACGAAAGGCTGATAACAGTCCAGGCCGTCACGTACGGAATATACCATTAAAGTGACCGGGTTCTCAACCAGCGATGCAGCCGGGACCGTCGCGGTAGTTCCGCTGATAGCGTCCTCGCTATGCAAAAGAGTACCAGTCGGCCCACGCGCTTCTACCCGATAAGTAGTGCCTGCTTCCGGAGTAACACCATCATCTATAAACCCGAGAAGTTCACCACCCGTCTGTTGTGTCCTATTCCGATGCACCCAAGTCAATACCAAGTCGCCACTTTGAGCATCTGGATAATAGAGGCCATTGATACGCACTTGAGCGGGTGGGTAAGGCCGAGCAGCCCGACCGCGCACTTCCACGGTCATGGTCTCGGCATCATCCAAGGCAACTTCGCCAGAACCAGACACCGGTGTGACCTTGACGTCTATCGATTCTGATGAGACATATTCGGTATCGTCTGCAGTGGCGAATTCATCCCACCACAGCAAATGTGACCCAGCAGGATGCTGTGCTGGTACAGTATCCAATACGCCCCGTTTAAGAGTGATTTGCGAGCCATTGACGTCGACCACGGCCACCAACTCGTCGTTGATTTGAGCCCATGTGCCGGGCGTCGCTTGACCCAATGCTGAGGTGGCGGCAACATCTATCACGTCGTCAAGATAATCAACATCAAGTGGCAAGGTGGCGGCAGGGCAGAAGTCCACCAAGCCTGAGTCCTCATAGCCGCTGCTTCCGTCATTCAGATACATGCGGGCGTTGATTGCCGAACCACCTGGGGTGGCAACCGCAGCCCCGATATAGCCGAGGTCCGGGTTATCCGCGAGCAGAGCATCTATGATGGTCTGGCCTTGGCGCTGTACAAGCTCAAGATAGGGTACTTCAAAAGCGGTTTGCCTCGTGGCCGGCAGCGGAGGCTGTTGCGGGTCTTCCCATATCGGCGGAGCAGGGGTGGTATAAGCCACATTAGGCATGCCAAATACGTCTTCGGTCAAAGTCAGCTTGACCCTGTTGCTCTTGCCATCACCATAAGCTACATCCTGCACCCGAAACACAGTTTCATCCAGCGCATAGTCGGACCAGCTAATGCGAACCGCATCACCAGGGTTGAGCACCCGAGCAGTACGGTCAGCATAAACGTCACAAGTCGCCATCTGAGAGGACAGCGCTTTCAGGTCGCGCTGAGCAACACGCTGGGCCATGATGGGATCAGGCAAGCCGGGATATTGCATCGTGCTATTGACGGAAGCTTGCTGCATTGCTGCCAGCGCAATATCCTCGGTAAAAGCAAGGGCATTGCGGCCGGTCGTCACATTCCAGTAGTTGACAGTGACAGAGGTCGTCAGTTCACCAAAAGCACGCCGCTTGAAGTTGTCGACCTTCTGGATATTGGCTTCAGTCAAATGCAGCAAGTCGCCTGCCACATAATCGTCGCGAATAAGCTTGATGCGGAACAAGCCTGTCTTGCGGTCTACATACAGAGAAGCGTTGGCATGCTTGAGTAGTTCCTGCACCATATCTTGGATGGTTTTCTGCCGGTCCCACAGAAGACAAATGCCGAGACGCTCCTGGCGCAACTTCAATGCTGCAGCCCGGAAAGAGACGTCATCCACATCACTCTCGGCGTAACCCATGCCCCAAGTAGGATCGGTCAAGCATTCACGAATCGCGTGAACAATATTCATCGCAGGCGAGTTGCCCATGAAAGCAAAGAAGACGGCGTTGTACAACTCATCAGAACTGGAGCCATCAACAACAGGCACGCCATCACCGGCAGTATTGTCAAGCTGCTCCGAGTAGAAGGTATTGCCCAAGTCGATATTGACAGCATGGACATCAACAGCATTATTGCCTGACCAGATACCGGTCTGCTGCAGAATAGGTGCGGCTTCAGCAAGCGACGCCGGGAAGGTGCTAGTAGGCGAAGGCTCGCCATCAGTGATAAGCACCATCACATTGCGCCGCTCTTCGGCAGTTGCGCTGAACCACGATTTAGCGTAGGTGAAGGACCCAGTGAAGTCAGTGCCTCCTGAAGCTGTCATATTGACAACCCAAGTCTTCAGCGTATCGAGGCCTGCCAATGAGATGTCGACATATTGGGTAGAGCCGCCATTAAAGCGATGAATGGCAATATCCAGCGGCACAGAAGCGTCGGTCTTCAGAAGCTTCAGTTCATCCAGCACATTGACAAGGTTGTCCTTTAGAACATCCAAGCGAGTACGGCCACCGCCGACGGACTC